AAAAAGGGGCTACTAGATGAGTATAACAATACTTGATGTTGAAAATACAGTCACAACTAAGAACAGTAAGAAACACCTTGACCCATTCGAGAGGGCAAACTCTTTGGTTATGGTTGGTGTTCACCCATTGGATGCTAAAGATCCATCCACTTATACTTTCGACCATTGTGACCTTAATGAAAGTGATGATGTTGTATCTAACCGAAATGAACTACAGGGGATTTTAAATGAAACTACTACTCTTGTCATGCACAATGCCAATCACGATCTTTTATGGTTGTGGGAATCTGGATTCACATACACAGGCAGAGTGTTCGACAGTATGTTATGTGAATGCATCCTCAATCGAGGAGTCAAACAACCCCTAGATTTAAAATCGGTTGCTAAAAAATATGATTGTGCCGTTGAAAAGCAGGACACCCTGAAAGAATATTTTAAGAAGGGTTACAGCACACGGGACATACCTAGAAAAGAATTAGACTATTACCTACGATGTGACCTTGCATGTACAAAAGAGTTATATCAAAAGATGCAGCTACGATTAGAATCTAATCAAGATGCAGGACTAAAAAATGTTATTGATATAACTAATGAAGTTGCAGTTGTACTTGCAAGGATGTATCAGTCTGGTTTTAAAATTGATATGGATAGACTCGATGATGTAGAAAAAGAGTTTAGAAAAGAAAAGTTAGAACTAGAGACTAGCCTACAGGAGTTTACTAAAAAACTTATGGGTGATACTCCTATTAATCTTGGCAGTACAGAACAACTCTCTTGGGTTTTGTTTAGTAGAAAACCTATAGATAAAAATGCATGGCACTCTTGCATTGAACCCCATACACCTACAAATGTTTTCAAAGGACTAATTAGAAAACACTTCAAGACTTTGTTTAAAACAAAAGCAAAGCAATGTGGTAGGTGCAAGGGCAAGGGCCAGTTTTATAAAACTAAAAAAGATGGTAATCCATTTAAGAAAGCTACCAAGTGTAATGTCTGTGGTGGTTCTGGTTTTGTGTATGAAGAAAGTAATAAGGTAGCAGGATTAAAGTTTAGTCCTCCTAGTGCAAAGTGGGCTAGTGCTAGTGGGTTTAGTACATCCAAAGGTAACTTAGAAATATTAGAAAGATTTGCTAATAGTAAAGGGATGACAGAAGCATCTGAGTTTCTATCTAAACTTAGAAGATTATCAGCTATCACAAGCTACTTATCAAACTTTGTTGAAGGTATAAAAGACTTTGTAAAAGAGGACGGGTTTTTACATGTTCGATTGAATCAGCATGTCACTGCCACTGGTAGATTTAGTGGAGCTAATCCTAATATGCAGAACATGCCTAGAGGTTCTACCTTTCCTGTCAAGAAAGTTTTTGTATCTCGATTCCAGGGAGGCAAGGTATTAGAAGCAGACTTTGCACAACTAGAATTTAGAGTGGCAGCTTATCTAAGCCAAGACCCTGTTGCTATTAAAGAAGTGACAGAAGGTTTTGATGTACACAACTATACTGCAAAGGTTATATCAGATGCAGGACAACCTACATCCAGACAGGTTGCAAAGGCACATACTTTTGCCCCCTTGTACGGTGCTACGGGTTATGGCAGGACTGAAGCTGAAGCTACTTACTACAAACACTTTATTGAAAAGTACAAAGGTATTGGTAAATGGCATAAGAAACTAGCTAATCAAGCAGTAGGACATGGGTTCATTAGAATACCTAGTGGCAGGGAGTTTGCCTTTCCTGATACACAAAGGAGAAGGGACGGTACAGTAACCAACTTTACACAGATTAAAAATTATCCAGTGCAGTCATTTGCTACGGCAGACATAGTACCTGTAGTATTGGTAGAACTGTATAATAAACTTGACGGATATAGGAGTTGTGTAGTAAACTCTGTACACGATTCCATCGTTATAGATGTACATCCAGATGAAGAGCAACAAGTAATTGATATTATTGAGGATGTACAAAAGAATCTAGTAGCTGTAATTAAAGCTAGATATGGCATAGAAGTAAACGTGCCATTGCTGTTAGAAGGGAAGATCGGAAACGATTGGTTAAATCAAACTGAACTATGAGAGGACTTTATGAGTACAGATATTTCAACATTAAATACGTCAAACTTTAATCAACTTGCTCAAGCTATGGGCATGGAAGCTGACACAAAAACTAAGAAACAAACTAGTACACTTGCACGATTGAAGATAGACCACTCAGGTGTAATGGGTGAGACTGAAATCAAAGGTAAGAAAAAGAAAGTAGAAGTTGTAGATGCAGGAAGCTTTTGTTTAACACTGCCTGACGATACAAAACTTTATGATTCTAATCCTAAGATTCGATTGTTCCAACAGAAGTTTATGTACAAGAGGTATCTAACTTCTGGTGGCCCAGAGGGAAAGGGTATGTTTGTCAAGACAGAAATGGCAAATGATTTGAAAGGGGATCTAAGAGATAACACAGGCGGTTTTAATTGTGGTAAGCCTAGTGGTTGGATTGAGGATTACAATTCTTTACCTCAAGACCAGAAGGACTTGATTAAGTCTATTAAAAGAGTTCGGGTTTTGTTTGGTCATGTTACATTGACTGCCCCTGTAAATGAAAAGGGAGAGTCTGCTACTTTAGATAAAGCACCTATTCCTTTTATTTATGAGGTAGACAACAAGGAAGCCTTTAAGATTATGGGTGGCCCGATTGCTGAGATGGTTAAACAAAAGTTTCTACTTCCACAAAAGAATTTAAAGCTAGGTACAGAGGAAAGAAGTATTGCTTCTGGTGCTAAGTATTATGTTCCAAGTGTGGAATTAGAATCAGGTGTAGTTGAACTTAAAAATCCTCAAGATGAAGATACGTTTAAAGATTTCAATGCTTGGATTGAGGGTTATAACAGTTACATTGCAAATGCTTATTCTGATTCAGCAAAAAAGGATGAGAATAATTTAGTCAATGAATTTGTTGAAGTAACAGAGGCAGCTTAATGATTACTCACCCTGCAGAAATTAGAATCAGACAGTACCTATCGAATGTAAAAAGTTCGGATTCCATTATGTCTGAAGAAGTTATTGACAGGGTGACTGATGAAATCAGAGACTCACTTAAAAAGCAGTTTGTAGATAAAAGCAATAATGATTTTCGATTGCGTATGTCAAACTTAGGTAGACCTTATTGTCAACTATGGTTTGATAAAAATAAACCACAGACTGCTTTGCCTCCTACGTCAAACTTTGTTATTAACATGATGATAGGAGATGTACTTGAGTCTGTATTCAAAGGCATACTTACTGCAAGTGGTGTTGATTATCAGAATGGGGAAAAGGTAACTCTTAATTTATCTCGCCACAAAATTGAGGGTACACCTGACCTAATCATAGATGGTAAGGTAGATGATGTAAAAACTGCTAGTCCTTGGTCTTATGAAAATAAGTTCAAGGACTACAACACCCTAGCAACAGGAGATAGTTTTGGTTACATAGCACAACTAGCAGGGTATGCAAAAGCCTGTGGGGTAAAGCCTGGTGGTTGGTGGGTTATCAACAAAGCCAATGGGGATTTTAAATATGTACCTGCAACAGGCTTAGATGTAGATGCTAATATAAATAAAGCTAATAACGTAGCAGAGGAACTAGATAAAAATTCTTTTCGTAGAGTGTATAATGATGAGCCAGAAACTTACTACAAAAAACTTACAGGTAATCGTAAGCTGTGTCGGGAATGTGGTTGGTGTAGTTACAGGAATGAGTGTTGGCCTACTCTAAAAGAAAGACCGTCAGTTGTATCGAAAGCAGAGATACCTCCGATGGTATGTTATACGGAGTTACGAGGTGTTTAATGGTAAGGCGTATGCCGCAGCTAGAAGAAGGGGGGTTCGTAGTGGACTAGAAAAAAAGATACAAGACAAGTTAAAAGAGCAGGGTGTAAAAGCTAAGTATGAGCCATTGAAAATTGAGTGGGAGGATTTGGCATACAGGAAATACACACCTGACTTTATACTACCAAACGGGATTCTTATTGAATCTAAAGGATTGTTTACTCCAATAGATAGGAGAAAACATTTATTAATTAAACAACAACATCCTAATCTGGACATTCGATTTGTATTTGAAAGCAGTAGAAGAAAGATAAATAAAATTTCTAAAACTACATATGCTGATTGGTGTGAACGATATGAGTTTAAATATTCTACCAAAGAAATTCCAGATGAATGGATTAATGAAATAACTAAAATTAAAAAACTAACGAATGAAAAATTCATCAAGTTTCCAAAAGAAAAGAAAGGGTAAGGGAATGATTAAACAGAGAAATCCAGTCGTACAAGAAACAATTAAAAATCCTAATAGGTCTAGTAAAGTTCATGGAGATAAATTTAGAAATGTTATGGATATAATTGTTAAGAGAGAAGTACAACAAGAACTTAAATTTAAGGACTGATTATGGATATGGAAACAAAACAATTTGACCCTGAAGAAGGTATACCAATACAGAAAGATGATACTGCTGTAGTTCTTAGACCTAACTTTACTAAGGAAGGTGAGTGGGATACTACTGTGCATGTCAATGCAGTTATGATGCCGACTGAAAAACTTAACGATGAAGATGCTGACTACTTATCTGAAGTTACTTATGCACTAGTAGCCTGTTTTAATTTAATGAACTCTGACCCTGAGTTTGCTTTTAAAGTAGGAGAAGAAATGAATAAGATGAACATAGATGAAATTGATTCAAGTAAATCAAAGAGTAATGTAATTCAGTTAAGTCGTTGGACTAAGACTGAAGGCACTGCATAATGAGTTTATATGGAGACTATTTAAATAAAGTGAAAGAAGATTTAAAACAAGAAGATATGGTAAATAGCCCTGAACATTACAACAAAGGTACATATGAAACCTATGATGTAATTGTAGATACATTAGGTAAGCATGAAGCTATATCATATTGCCAAGGTAATATTCTTAAATACATTATGAGAATGTGGAATAAGAATAAACCTTTGCAAGATGCAGAAAAAGCTGAATGGTATTTGAAAGCTATGATAAAGTTATTAAAAGAAACTAAGGGAGTCAACTGGTGATGAAGTATGACAAAATAAACATAGATGTAAGTAGAGATGCACTACTGAGTGAACAGGCAACTCAACTCCTACGAGATTACTACATGTTAAAGTCTGAAGTATCTCCGCAGGAAGCATTTGCTAGAGCATCATTAGCATACTGTGATGGTGATTATGATTTTGCTCAGAGGATATATGATTATGCTAGTAAACAATGGTTTATGTTTTCTAGTCCTGTTCTTAGTAATGCACCTAAACCAAAAGAATCTTTTAAGGCATTACCTATTAGTTGTTTCTTAACTTATGTAGGTGATACATTAGAAGATTTAATTGCACACAATACAGAAGTTGCTTGGTTATCTGTTAAAGGTGGTGGGGTTGGAGGTCATTGGTCTGATGTAAGGGCAGTCAGTGATAAAGCTCCAGGTCCAATCCCATTCCTAAAAGTTGTAGATAGTCAAATGACTGCATACAAACAAGGTAAAACTAGAAAGGGAAGCTATGCTGCGTACTTGGATATTGATCATCCTGACATTATTGAGTTTATCAATTTTAAGTTACCTACTGGCGGTGACTCTAATCGGAAATGCTTTAACCTATTCAATGCTGTTAATGTAACTAATAAGTTTATGAAACGGCTTGAGGCTGATGAGATAATTGAACTGAAAGATCCTCACACTGGTCTATACAGAGATAGGATTAGAGCCAGAGAGTTATGGGAACGTATACTTGAAGCTAGGTTCAGAACAGGTTCTCCATACATTAACTTTATTGATACAGCTAATGAAGCAATGCCTGAAGCTCTAAAGCAACAAGGCTTAAAGATTCATGGTAGCAATTTATGTAATGAAATTCATTTGCCTACAAATAAAGATAGAACTGCTGTATGTTGTTTGTCTTCTGTCAATCTAGAAAAGTATGATGATTGGAGAAGAACTCCTATGGTTAGAGATTTAATTCGTTTTCTGGATAATGTACTTCAAGCATTTATAGATAATGCACCTAGAGAAATTATTAAAGCTAAGAAGAGTGCTCTTCGAGAACGATCATTAGGGTTGGGAGCTATGGGATTTCATGGTTATTTACAAAAATATAATACACCATTTGAAAGTCCTATAGCTAAGTCATTAAACAAAAGAATATTTAAGCATATAAAAGATGAAGCCTTATTGGAAACAAAGTTACTTGCAACAAAACGTGGTACTCCAGGTGATCTTTTTGGTACCAATGTTCGTAATGCACATCTTCTTGCTATTGCTCCTAATGCCAATAGCAGTATTATTTGTGGCTGCACTGCTAGTATCGAACCTATTAAATCGAATGCGTATGTGCATAGGACAAGAGCAGGATCACACTTAATTAAAAATAAATATTTAACTGAAGTATTAAAGAAGTATAATTCTAATACTGAAAAGATTTGGCAGAGTATTATTATTAATGAAGGCTCTGTACAACACTTAGACTTTTTATCAGATTATGAAAAAGATATATACAAAACAGCTTTTGAAATAGATCAAGCATGGGTAATAGAACATGCAGGTGATAGACAAGAATACATATGTCAAGGACAATCAGTTAACTTATTCTTTCCATCAGGTAGTGATAAGAGTTATGTAAACTCTGTTCATATAAAAGCATGGAAGCAAAAGTTAAAGGGGCTTTACTATCTTCGTACTAGCTCTGGTAATCAAGCTGAAAAAGTTAGTACACAAATACAACGAGATGCTTTAAAAGATGCAGAGGAGTGCATAAGCTGTCATGGATAAACGAAAGAAGTTTGATTATAAATTATTTAAAGCTAATGATGAGTTAGCTAGAAATATTGGAAAACAATACTGGCAAGATTTAGGATATCTTTGCTATGATAACCCAGATAAATATGGTCCTGATTTGTGTGTTGATGAAAAAACAACAGACATTACTGTAACTCAGAATTTTTATTGTGAAATGGAGATTAAACGTGCATGGAAAGGTAAAGATTTTAAATATAAAACTTGCCAAATACCCCATAGAAAAGCAAAGTATTTGGACTTCAATAAGTACGGTAGGACGACACATTTTTTCATCATTAATAATGAACAGGAATTTGCTTTCTTTATTAAAGGAGAAGATGTTGAAGCATCGCCAGTAGTAGAAGTACCTAATAAGTATGTACCTTCAGGTGAAATGTTTTTTCAAGTACCATTAAACAAGTTAAAATTAATAGAGCTAAAGAAAAATGATAAAGACAACAAAACCAACAAAGAATAAGAAAGAAAATAAAGTAGATGTTGATTCAGTAGAAGTAATTCATTGGAGAGATGCTTTATCAGATCATGGATGGAGTGAAACTAGAGAAGCTGAATTAGCAGAAGTAATATCTGTAGGATTTTTAATAGCAGAAGATAGAAAAGCAGTATGTATTGCAACAACTTGGGCCGAACCAGAAAGTAATG